TTTAATAGGTAGATAAAATGGCTAATTATACGGGTGCTGATGTAATAACTGCAAGTGATGTAACTAAGTATCAACCTGATGCTTTTGATTTTGGTTTAGCAAATAACTCAACCGAAGTTGTTAATTTCCTTGCACAAACTACTAATGATATTCTTAGACAACTAAGAATAGAATGGTGGCCTGTATATAAAACAAACATCTTTACAGATATTACAGTTCTTAATACTGCTGAGATGGTTAATACAAAAGTTAATTTAGACCAATTTGAACGTGCTGGAGTATATCTCTTTTTAGGAAGATTCTATTTACCATCACTAACTAAATTCAGACCTGAAACAGAAAAAGATAGATTCGAAAGAATGTCAGAATATTATATGTCACAATATAATTCTGAATGGAGAATGATATTAGAAGATGGTGTAGAATATGATGTAGATGCAGATGGAACTATTGTATCAAATGAAAGAGAATCTTTACACGGATATAGAAGATTAGTTAGATAATGGCTATTGCTTTAAAGCTTAAAGATAATTCAAAACAAGTAAGTAATAAATTTAAAAGCTATCAATCAGCATTAAGTAGAGCAATAGATAAAGGTGTTAAACAAGCTGGTTTTCAATTATTAGATATTATCAGAACTAAAACACAAAAAGGTAAAGATTTTAGAGATAGAAAGTTTGCACCTTATAGTTCAGGTTATATTAAGAAATTAAATAGAGAGGGTAAAAAGACAGTAGTTGATTTATTTTATACAGGTAGAATGTTAGGTTCATTGACACCTAATTCAACAGTTAAAAAGACAGGAAAACATAAAGTAACATTAGCTTTTAGTAATTCTCAAATGCGTCAACGAGCATTATTCAACCAAGTATTAAATGACCCTAAAAGAGAATTTTTTGGCTTTAATAAACGAACAGAAAATATTATAAGTAAGCAGTTCAATCGATTCGTTGCAAAAGAATTAAGGAAGTTTAGAATATGAGTGTAAGAGAAAATATAGCATCAAATTTACTAACTGTTATTGGTAATATATCTAGCCCTATAACAATTAAAAAAGCTACAAGACAACCTTTTCCATTAGACGAATTATCTGAACAACAATACCCAGCAGTAATAGTACAAACATCAGAAGAAAATAGAGATGATTCTGAATTAGGTTCAGGTGCTAAGACAAGACACGGAACTATTGATTTTGTTATATCAGGATTTGTTAAAGGTGCAGAAGCTAATATAGATACTAAAAGAAATGAATTAATCACAGCAATAGAAACTGCTGTTGAAACAGATATTACTAGAAATGGTAATGCTTTAGATACACAAGTTATTCAAGTTGAAACTGACGAGGGTTCTTTATTTCCTGTTGGTGGAATAAGAATGACGATTAGATGTATGTATGAATATCAATCAGGAACACCATAAGGAGTGAACAATGGAAAGAATACTAAATAAGATACAAAAGAAAATAGACCAAATAGAGAAATTACACGATAAAGAGTCTTTATTGTGTGAAGAAGTCAAAGACCTTATTGAAGAAATAAGAGAGGATAATGTAGAGGAATCTATTGAAGCTGATGATTTAGATGATGAGGAATTTGAGGAAGATATTGACGAGGACGAAGAAAACAAATAAAAGTAGATATTATGGCTAAAGATATAAAACTATATAAAGGTAATTCAGAAGTAATTGTTAATGAAACAAATCTTGAATATTTTGTAAGTCTAGGTTATAAGCAAGACAAAGAAGTAAAAGTTAAACCAAAAAAGGAAAATAAAAAATGGCAACACATCACGGAAAAGAAGGTGTAGTTACAGCTGGTGGAACAGCAGTAGGTGAATTAACTTCATTTACTCTTGAAACAACAGGTGACGTTGTAGAGGATACAGCATTAACTGATGCAACTAAATCATTTGTAGCTGGAAGAACATCTTTCTCAGGAACTTTAGAAATGCATTTTGATGAAACAGATACACCACAAACAAGTTTAGTTGCTGGTGCAACAATCGCTTTTATTCTATTACCTGAGGGTAATGCAAGTGGCGACAGAAGCTTTGCTGGTTCAGGAATTGTTACAGGAATGTCTGTAAATAATACTATGGACGCAATCGTTTCAAGAACTGTTACTTTTCAAGGTACAGGTGCATTAACAATAGGAACTGTATAATTCTAATTTATGTCAGTTATTGATATTGCAAAATCTCATTTTGAGAATTTAGGTACACAATCTATTGAAGTACCTGAATGGAAAGATGAAGATGGTAAGCCAACTGTTCTTTATTGGAATCCTATAACTTTAAGCGAAAAGAATAAGCTATTAAGAAAATCTGATAATTTAAATGATGTCAGTTTATTAGCTGATGTTCTCTTAATGAAAGCTTTAGATAAAGATGGAAACAAAGTATTTAAAGCAGAAGATAAACTAGCATTAATGCACAAAACCGACCCTGATGTCCTGACAAGGATTTCGACTTTAATGGTTCAAGCACCCTCTATTGACGAGTTAAAAAAAAAATAAAATCAACACCTGAAATTAAGAATTTACTTGTAGTCGCAGATAGATTAAAAATAAGTTTATCTCAAATTTTACAAATGGAAGTTTGGGAGTATAATCATTGGGTATCTTATTTAATGATAGAACAAGAAGAACAAGTACAAGCTATGAATAAAGCAAAACACAAATAATGGCACAGAATTTAAAAATAAATATAACAGCACAAGATAAAACCAAACAAGCTTTAAGTGGTGTTAGAGGTAGATTAGCTGGTTTAAAGAGAGCAGTATTTTCAGTTCAAGGTGCTTTAGTTGCATTAGGTGGTGGTCTTGCTATTAGGTCTATTATAGGCACAGGAAGAAGCATTGAAGATTTACAAGTAAGATTAAAACAATTATTCGGCAGTACACAAGAGGGTGCAAAAGCTTTTGATGTTATGGCTAGATTTGCTGGTAGAGTTCCGTTCTCACTAGAGCAAATTCAACAAGCATCAGGTAATCTTGCTGTTGTAGCAACAGACGCAAACCAACTATCTAAAATATTAGAGATTACAGGAAATGTTGCATCAGTAACAGGATTAGATTTTGCAACAACAGCAGAACAAATACAAAGATCATTTGCTGGTGGTATAGCTTCAGCAGATATATTTAGAGAAAGAGGTGTTAGAGATTTATTAGGATTTAGTGCTGGTGCAACTGTTTCGGCAGAAGAAACAATAAAAGCTTTTGAAAAAGTATTTAGTAAAGGTGGAAGATTTGGAAAAGCAACAGATGAATTAGCAAATACCTTTACAGGTACTCTTTCAATGTTAGGAGATAAATTATTTAACTTTAAAAGAGGAATTGCTGGAGAGGGTTTTTTTGATGAACTAAAAAAAGAATTTAAGTCTTTAAATAAATTTATAGAGGAAAACGCAAAAGAATTTGAAGCTATTGGTAAAGCAATAAGTAAAGTTTTAACTCTTGCAGTAAAAGGTTTTGCTATGGCAATTAGAGGTGTAGGAATAGCAGTAGGATTTATAAGACGACAAATAGAAAATTTACAAAGACTATTAGGAAAAGATGTACCTCTAGTTGTAGAAATAGAAAAAGTACCAAAGAGCATTGAAGAAGCAAATGTAAAATTAGGAAAACAACAAACTTTGTTTGAGAAAATTGCAGAGGGTATAAAAAAACAAAATGATGCTTTTGATTTATCAAAACAAATTACATCACAAATTAGTAAATCTGTATCAGGAGTTTCAAGATCATTAGCTGAATCAATTATTTTAGGTAAAGAATTAAACGCAACTTTGCAACAACTTGCACAAAATATATTAGTAGAGATATTAGCAAAAACAATAGAAAGACTAGCATTGTTAGGTATAGAAAAAACTATTCAAATTATTTTAAACAAAAGAGAGTCTGATAAAAACAATCTTATTAGACAACAAAATGCTAACTTAAAACAACAAATTGCACTACAAGCTATGCTTATGGCTATGGGTGGTGGTGGTGGTGGGGGTAATGGTGGATTATTTGGATTCTTTGCAAGTGGTGGTTCAGTACCAAAAAACAAACCTATTGTAGTAGGAGAGAATGGTGCAGAATTATTTATACCAAATCAAGCTGGTCAAATTACACAATCAGCAAGAGGAACAGGAACAGGAAGTGTCAATGTTAATTTTACAATTAATGCTGTTGACGCAAGTGGAGTAGATAAATTATTAATTGAAAGACGAGGAACAATATCAAGAATCATTAATGAGTCTGTTAATGAGAGAGGAAGAAATAGTATAATAT